TCGAGCACCACGCCACCGGGCGGCGTGACCAGCCGGCACAGTTAGCGCATAAGGTCGGTGGGCTTGACGGTGGGGTGGTGGTTTCGGCGCAAGTCACGGCTGACGCCCGAATCGGCCTGATCTGCCGTCCTGATCTTGGTGGCGGTGTTCATGCCGTCGCCGTATGCGCTTGCCGCAGGCTTGGCCTCAAACCCATCCAGCCCCTCATCCCGATCCCGCTTGCTCGCCTTCGCGCAGTAGAAGAACCGGGCGGCATCGCCTAGCAGCGCGGCGGGTTCCTCGCTCCCGTCGTGAATCAGGTTGGCGGGCCAGCGGCCGGCGGTGGTCGTTCCACCCGCACGGCTGCCGGTTGTCGATCCATCAATCGCTCCGGCGTAGGTGTTCGCTCCCATAGGGCGCCTATCCATTTCGATCAATGGGCGCTCTCCGCCTTCCACCCTGCACCCATCGACATTGATCGCCCCCGTCCCATGCGCTAGCACGTTCTCGGCCACGGTGCCGGCCAGCGGCTTGCGGGCGACGGTGATGGGTTCAAGGGCGGGCTTTAGGGCGGTGCCCCAGCCTTGCCACTGGCGGGCAGCGTCGGTGGCGGGGGCGGTGATGTTAGGGACTCCGCCTTGAAAACCGACGCTGTTTTCGCTGCCGCGACTGTGGCTGTTATGCCGCGCGGACGGGATGCCGGTATCAATTGGCGTCGCGCCCGCCGCCTTATCAATCGCCTTCGACACGTCCAGCGACTTCGGGAACCCCGACCCATACACCCACGCGATCATGTCCCGAATCTCGAACCCGGCGTCTTCGATCCGCACGGCCATGCGGTGCTGCGTGCGGGTGCCAGCGAACGCCAGCAGGTGCCCGCCGGGTTTCAGCACGCGCAGGCACTCGGCCCAAATCTCGACGCTTGGAACGTCATAGTCCCAGCGCTTGCCCATGAACGACAGGCCATAGGGCGGGTCGGTCACGATGGAATCGACGCTCGCGGATTCCACGCCGCGCAATACGTCGAGGCAGTCGCCGTGGTGAATGGTGAAAGCGCTCATTCCAGTGAGTCCCTAACTGATTCAGCCGCCAGCATCGACAGCACCAAGCCAACCCCGCCAGCCGGAAACAGGCCCGCCGATGGCAGCAAGGCTAGTGCCACGATCCACAAGGCGATGAACACGACAACCCCGGCCACGACGGCCAATGCAGACTCTTTCATGCGCACCACCGCGAAAATTCAATGTCCTGCGTCGTGAGGACAATCTTGGCCACCCCGGCTAACGGGTGGTCGCTAAGCGCAACCTCCGTTATGAACTCGCGGTACAGGCCGTCCTCCATCGAATGCGCGGCCTCATCGTCGCCCCTTGAAGCCCTAATGCGCTCGACGCGCTGCAATGCTTCCAATGCGTTCATGCGGCCTCCCTAGCCAGCGTGAAGCGGTGTTCCGCGTCTTTGTAATTCGCGCGCAGCCATTCCCCGATGCCCCGCCCCGTCGCCCATCGGCACAAATAGTCGATGGTGAGCGGCATCACGCAGTAATCACCGTTGCGCACCTCGTTCAACACGACGATGCCGCGCCAGTGGGACTGCCCCTGCGCGCCTCGGTAATCCTCGTCGTGTGCGTAGAAGCTGCCAGCAACCAGCCCGTGCCAGTTCATGCCAGCGCCCTGAATGCGCGTGCTGTACCGCAGCCCCTGTTCGTGGCCCTGAACGAATGACGCGCCGATTTTGTTCAGGCGGTTGTCGATGCTTCCGCCGATGGCGTGGCTAGAGTGCGGGGACTGGAAGAAGTGGGAGTAGACAATCCCGTCGATCCAAAGGCGCTCAAGAAAGCCGTGGCGCTTGAATCCCGGCGTGAGCAAGTGATGCTCCCCAATCATCCCCGCAAACTTCGGGTTCTGGTTCAGCGCACGGTGAATCCGCTGTTCGTGGTTGCCGAACAGGAAGTGACACTCCGGCTCCCAGTAGCGCTTTTTGTTGCGCTTGATCCGCGCAACTTCCTTCTGGATCGGATCGGACAGCAGGCGGAACGCGGTGTTCCCCACTTCGACATCCGTTTCGTACCGCTGGCCCTCGGCTTTCAGCGTGCCGGGCAAGTCATACGCCGACAGGCTCGGCATATCCCAATGGTCGCCAATGTGGACGATGGCATCGGGCTTATGCTCCACGATCCATTGTGCGGCCCATGACAGGTGTTCCGTGGGGACGCCTGCGCGGACTTGCGTATCGGCAATGATGACGTGGCGGCGCATCAGCCCTTCACCCAAGCAAGAAGGGCAGTAACGCCAAGCAAAAACACGGCGGTCGGGATGATTATTGGGATGAAGACTTGCGCGACGAACTGCCCAAGGTCGTAATAGAGGCCCGATTGAATGGACAGGCCGTCCTTAATGCCCCGCAGGAAGGAAGACAGCGCCCTCACAGCTTGTCCCCCGGCTTAGCCGTGCCAGCGCGGAGCGGCGGTTCATCGTCATCGAACGGGGCGCCGATGGTGTGCAGCGCGACCACGGGGACTTCCACCGTGCGCGGCTCATCGTCAAACCGGATGACGCCGCGAATGCCGAGGGCGCGAGCCGCGAGGGTCAGCGCCCCCTGAAGCGTAGGCTCTGCGATGCGGCGCGGGCCGTCCGTGTCGTAGCTGCCTACGTCCGTCAGGTGGACGACATAACCCTCGTCCAGCGGCTCGATTGAAACGTACTCAGCGACCATGCCCATGCTCCCTTTGCATGGGCGCATAGCTTCCTAGCCCGCTGTCGCAACCTCACTAGGTTTCTTGCGACGGCTTGCGCGACGGTAGACGGTGGCGCGGTGGCATCCCAGCACTTCCGCCGCAGTCTGCGCGCCGAAGGGCAGCAGGGACGCCGCCTGCTGTGCGTCGTGGACAGGGCGCATGGTGTTGACGACGACCGACAGAATCGCGGCCTCCGCACGCATGGCGCGGTCAATCGGGCACCCCTGCGCTTGAAGACTGCGGACGAGTTCTGCGACGAGTTCGTATGTCTGCTTCACTTAGCCCCCCTCATTCGGCGGTCATGGCGGCGGGTTAGCGCCAGGTCAACCAAGTCGCTCGGGTAATTGATGCATCCGCCGCACTTCCAGCCCTCTGCAAGCGGAACGGGATCGGTGGACGGGTCGGATGCCCACGACTTGCACTCCCGCGAGAAGTTCCACGGGATGGCCCCAACAATCTGCACAACCTCGCCGGGACAATTCCCCGAGAAAACCCTGCATTTGTTGGCGGTGTATTCGGTTCGCGGTTCGCGATTGAAACAGCGCGGGCGACCATCGGGGCCGAAGCCTTGGCGGGGCGTGGTCAAAGGGCCTCCCTAACGATCATGGCGAAGCACGCTGGGCCAACGTCCATCGTGTACTCGTATTCATAGAGCCACGCCATGTTGTACCACTGGCATTCCGGCTTACTTACCGGCAGCACGAAGCGCCAGCCCTTGCGCGCGACCTTGTACGCCACGACGGGGACAAGCCCGCTGGCCTTCGCAGACGCGGCGGCTTGCTTCCACCAGTCCTTGACGTTCAGGCGCGCGTGATACTTGCACTCGATCCCGAACGGCCCGACCGGCGTAAGGTCGAAGTGCTGCGCTTGCTGAAACTGTTTGAGTTCCCGCGCAACGTCGATCCCAAGCTCATCCCTGATCCAGCGGGCAAGCTCGCGCTCTGCCGCCGCGCCCCTGTTTCGATTGCTCCGGCCCCGTGCGCTTGCGTCGCTCATTCAATAGCGTCCTTAATGTCCTGAAAATCCGCGCCTTCATCGAAGCGCCCCAAGTACTCGCCCTGCTTCACCTTCGCGCCAGCCTTGACCACGCGCACGCCACGTTCAACGCGGTACAGGTCAACCGGCCCTACGATCAAATCGGCCACCATTTCCGCTTGCGCTGGCCCGTTCCGCACAAGGCGGCCCGAGCGCGGCTCGGCGTCGATCTTCTTCACCTCGACGGGTCGGCCCTCGCGCACGCGCACAACCTTTTCGCGGTGACGCGCTGCGTTGTTCAGCGCGAGGATGAAGCCTTGACGCTCCTTCGCCAGCTTGCTAATCAGGTCGGCGGCTTGGGCGATCCATGCCAAGGCGTGCCGGTCGCTTCGCATCCGCTTGCAGTTCGCCAAACGACGCAGGCGACGGGTTGCAAGGTATGGGGTCATTGCCGTTGCTTCGGCGGTCTTTGCGTTAGAGGTCATGCGAGGAGTTCGTTCTGAATGGTTAGAAGTTCTGCATCTGTCCCAAACTCGGCGCGGAAGGGCTTAGACCCCTTCGCCAGCGATGGCCCCAAGTAATCGCGGGCCTCGGCGTCGCCCCAGCCGAATGGCGGATTGCCTTGGTGGTGGTAGTGGCAGAGGCTCACGGTTGCCATGTGGCCGATGCGCCGATTGCCGCTGAGTAAGTGGTGAATCTCGATGTGCTGCGGGTAGTCGGGTTGGGTTCCGCGTAGGTAGCAGGCGATACAAATTCCCATCTCTTTCATGCGGTCGAATCGGATTTGTTCCGCTTTTGTTGGCTTTCCGGTGGAGTGCTTCACTCGGGCACAACCTCTTCTAGCGGCGCGCAATACAGCCATTCCGCCGAATCACGCCAATCGGAAGCGCTGCTAACAAATCGCCCGTGCATGCCGTCAACCCCGGCGCTTAGAAACGTTGCCGATGGACTCATATGCTTGGCAATAAAGCGGAACGCCTGCCCTTTGTTTAGTTCGTAGAACTTCACTTGTCACTCCAAACGACGCCGTTTTCAGCACCGAACGCCGCGATGATTTCCATAACGTCCGAACACTCGGACACGCTTAGGTCACGCGACGACGCGCCCAGCACCACGAAACCGCCGTCGATCCCCGGAACGGCGCGCTGCCCCTTGCGGTAGCTGGCAACGAACATGTGCCGCCAGTCGTCCTTGCTAAGCCGCTGCCCGTACCACACAACGGCGCGGGAAACGTCCTGACACATGGCGTTCAGTCGGGCGTTCTGTTCAAGCGTGCGGGTGTCCAGCTTTCGGCAGGACAGCGCGACGGCATGGCCTTGGCGGATGTACGCCTTCGCCTGCGCGGCGGCGGTGTCAACGTGCGCGGGAGTGCGGCAAACGCGGGTCACTGCACACGCTCCCGCCAGCGCATGAAAGCGGCATGGTCTTTCGGAAAGCGACGCAATGGGCGCTCGATCCATTCCAGCGCAGCGGCCACGGCATCGGCACGGGTCGGCGCAACGTAGCCGCCCCGCAACCCGAAACCGCCGCCCTCATAGCAGCCGTGGGCGATCATGTAGCCCGCTGCATAGGCCCAGCCATCGGCGCGCGGCTCGACCTCGACTTGGGCCAGCGGGAACGCCGCGCCTTTCTGCGGAAGCTCCCAGCGGCCACCGGATGCGAACAAATCGAACTGGATCACGCCTTGAACCCCTTCGGAATGCGGAACCAAACCGCCCGCCGCTCGACAATATCGCGGTCTAGCGCCGCGTGTTCCTTCGCCACTTCATGCCAGCGCACAAGGAAGGCCCTCACGGCGTCGCGCTCATCGGCTGGCACGGCTGCGAGTGCGTCTTTCCACTCACTGACAGGCCGGAGGCTGATTCGCATGGCAACGTCAAAACCGGGCGGCGGGTCGAACGGATCGCTTCCCGCTCGCGGCTGATACGCCGAAGGCGCACGGCTTGTTCGCTGATTTCGAGCCATAGGGCGATCTCCGAATCCGTCACGCGGGCGTCTAGCAGGGCGTCAAGGGCGGTCATGCGCGGCCCTCTGCTTTGGCGATTGCTTGCATGGCGGCGAGAACCTCTGCTTCCTGCGATTCAATCGGCAGAAATTCGTCGTTTTCGTCGCGCTTCGCGTGCCAATCGACCATGAATTTAAGCACTGCCAACAACTCAGGCGCGGCGGCGATTAGGCGTGCGTTGGCGCTGCCGACTTCTTCGCCAACGTCCTTGAAGTCATCCGACCCATAACAGACGGCCAAGCATTCCCACGACGAATACCCAATCCGTGGGTCTCCCTTCGGGGCATTTATCGCCCACTCTTGCGGCCCATGCCTCATTACTTCCCACGGCCCCGGCGTATGCGCGCTCATGTCTTCCTCCCGAAAACCTCATCGACCATCGCAAGCAAGCGCGTCACGTTCTGCGCCGCCTGCTCATCGCTGCACGGCTTGTGCGTCAGCGCGACCGGCTGCGGCGGCTCCGGCAGCTTCTGCACGAAGTCACGCAGCGTCGGCCAGCGTTCGGCGTGGGCGCGAATCAGGCGGAAGGCGTGACCGATGCGCTTGGCGTCCGTCTCGGGGTCGGCCCAAGCGAAACGGGCGTCATGCCATAGGTCGTCGGCCCACGTAGCCACGGTTGCGGGGAGTACGTCAGCCCCCGGCGAACCGGGCAGGCAAAGCGCGTAGGTCTGCGCAAGGCCCTGGCGCATCGAGGTCGAGAACCAATCCGGCGGGGCTGTCGTTTTCAAGGGTCACTCCGAGAATGTTTTGGATTGCTTGCATCTGTCGGGACGGCTGCATCTGCGCCTGTTGCGGCAACGGGACGGGCGGCAGTCCATCGCGCCAGCCCTCAGCGTTGACGTAGGTCGATCCGTGGGGCACGTAGCCGCGCTGCCAGTCCCGGTCATGCGCCTGTCGGCGGCGAACGTCAGCGATGATCAAGTCGGCCTGCGCGTCGAGCCCCTTACGCGCCCACGCCTTTTCGGCGTCCTTGCGGCCTTTCTTGTTCGGGTAGGCCTGCCAGAAGTCTTCGAACCGACCAAGCGAGCGCGGCACGCGCTCATGCTTTTGCTCTTGTTCTTTCTTTGGATACGGATACGGAGACGGAGACGGAGCATTGCTGCTAGCATGCTGCGTGCATGCTAGGTCTTTGCTACTAGCATGCTGCGTGCATTCCTCTTTGTTGCTAGGAGCATCGTTCTTCGGTGCTGCGCCGATGCTGGCCGCATACTCCGGCATGCACTCGGAGGCGTACTTTTCCCCGTGGTGACGCTTCAGGGCGTTGAACTTCGCCTTGTCGCTGCGGCGCTCCGAACCGGCCGCCCACGGGTTGTGATCGGCCCAGTCATTGATGAAGAACCCGCCAGTCTCGCCAACGAGGAACCGAACATCGACAAGCGCAGCAACAAACGCGCCCGGCTCGCCCTGCCAGTCGGCGGCAATCTCCAAGTCATCCGTATCCATGCCCGACAGGTCGCCATCGGGGCGGTTTGCCGTGGCGAACAGGAACAGGCGAATCAGGTTCCACGCGCCCGCCTGCCCGCACTTGCGAATCAGTTTCCTGGTCTTCGGGTGTTCAGGCAGAGTCACCTTCACCCGCGCATCTTCGGCTGTCATTCCTCGTCCTCGATTTCGCGGACGGCTTGGCGGATCGCCTCGATAATGGTTTCGGCGTGATCGGGGTGAAACCAGACGATTTGATCGCCGTCGTCGTGGTCAAACATCTTCACGGTCACGCCGCCGCCCTCATTCGGAAAAACGTCGATGCGGTTCTGACGCGGAACAATCGTGGTCATGCGAAGCTCCAATCCAGCTCAGGGGTGTGACGCGGGCGCTTGTTCTTCAGCGGCTTTACGCCGTGCCCGATGTGGAACTGGTGGCAGACGGTGCAGCGGTAGACCATCGAGCCGCCGCGATGCCATTGGGCCGACTTCTGGCCCGCGTGCCGCTTGTCCATCTTCTGCATAACGCGAGCGGCGGCGGTGCTAGTGGCGTACTGGGCTTTCCCGGTTGGGCAAGGCATAGAAGCCTCCTTTTGCGGCTTGAACTCAGAGGGTGACGGTGTAGCTCACGATGCGCCCGCGCTTGTCGCGGCGCCATTTCAGGTCTGGGCGCAGCGATTCGGCAGAAACGCCACCAGCCGTTGCGCGGTCGATTGCCGCGCAATGCTCAGGCGTGGGCTGAATCTTGCCACTAACCCAGTGGCGGGCAGCTTCGCGGGAGACGCCCGCGGCGCGGGCTAGGTCGGCGGCGGTTTTGAAGTGAAGCGACAGTGTTTTCATGCAGTCACAGTAACTTTACGGGGGCGATCCGTCAAGCCCGTATTTGTTGCGAAAACAAAACGCTGCGTTTCACTATTGGATCGCAAATGGCGTTGACAGCCTCGGGCTACTGCGGTTTACTAGCAGCACGCCGAGACGGACTCGGCAGGGAGAGCAACGTGACCACTCGAAAGAATGCGCCGGCCAAAAAAGCCGCCCGCAAGACCGCCGCCAAGACCACCCCCGTCGTCGTCTGCACTGACAAGCGCGGCGTGGTGTTCGGCTACACCAGCAACCCCAGCGCCCGCCCGGTTGTGCTGACCAATGCGCGCATGTGCCTCTATTGGTCGGCGGCAGTTGGTGGCGTGTTCGGCCTCGCGGACATTGGCCCGGACTCGCATAGCAATATTTCAGCCGTTGCGCCGAGCATCACGCTTGAAGGCGTGACCGCTGTGTTTGGCATGACTCCGCGGGCCGTCGCGGCATGGACGGCTGCGCGCACTCAGGGGCGCTGAACATGGCCGACCTGATTAGCGGCGCGCTGGCCGAGGCGGCTTTTTGCTCCGGCCACCTCACCGGCCACGGCCACGGTTACGGCTACGGCTACGGCGACGGCGAGGCCTACGGCTCCGGCTCCGGCACCGGCTACGGCTACGGCTGGTTCTCCATCTACGGCGATGGCCACGGCTGGGGCGACGGCGAGGCCTACGGCTCCGGCCACAGCCACGGCCGCGGCTGGGGCTGCGACGCGGAGGCTGTGTAATGGGCTACTACGACCGACAGTCCCCGCCGACGATGCGGGAAGAGGCCTGGGCCGACGCGGAAGAAGCCGCGCACGAAGCCCGCTGCGCTGAGCATGAAGCGCTGATCCTCGCCACGCCTGAAGGCGCCGCCGAAGTCATCTTCGACGCGCTGGGGCTGGTGTACGACGACAACCCGTTTAGCGGTGGCGACGGCGAGTTTTTCCGCGCCGTCTCGACCGTCTACATGGAAGCGCGTGACAAGTGGCAGACGGCCACGCCGGCACAGCAGCAGCTTGTACGCTCGCTGGAAAAGTCGCTGGCAAACGTGATTGACGAGCATATCCGCCTAGAAGACCTGCAAAGGCACTCCCGCTCAATGGGTTGGACGGTTGTGGGCAATCGGATCGTTCCCGCTTCGGAGATGCCCGAATGACTGGCACGCTGATCGACGTTATCGACGCCGCCCTATGCCGTCACGCCGTCCGCGACCGGATCGCCGCCGCACTGGTTGTCGGTGACGACGCGGAGTGCGGGCGGATCATCCGCGAGGCCGTGGGCTCTGCGATTGCCGCGCACCACGACGACACGCCAGACGCGACGCCGGAGGAGCTGGCCGAAGCGTTCCGCGATGTGTGCGCCACTAGCCGCGACTGCGACGCCTTCGGGGCTCGCCTGAGGGGTGCGATGTGAGCGCGCCTTACATTGGCAACAGTGCACGGGTCTACGGCTCGGCGTGGGTCTCCGACTCGGCGCAGGTCTACGGCTCGGCGTGGGTCTCCGACTCGGCGTGGGTCTTCGGCTCGGCGGTAATTTCTGGCGATGGCCGGGTATCGAAGCCGGGAGACTATCTGACGCTTGGCCCGTCGCTGGTTTCTCAGCGATTCATTACCGCGCACCGAGACGAAAAGATTGGTGTTCGCGTGAACGCTGGATGTTTCAGCGGGACGATTGACGAGTTTGAGGCGGCGGCGAAAAAGACGCACGCCGACAACCCGCGACAGCGCGCGCAATACGAACTTTTCGCTCTCATGTTTCGGAGCCATTTCGAGCTTTTGGAGGGCGCATGACCGCCACGCAAATCGCGCACGACGCCATCGTGGCCGTTTTCCTCCTTTGCGGGCTGTGGGCGCTGTGCAGCCTCGCCCGCGAGGAAGTAACCAAGGCCCTTCGGGGCCGCCAACTGCGCCGGAGATGGCGCGAAGGTTCGCAGAAGTGACCATTTCAATAGATCGACTGCGTGAGTTGCTTGACTACGACCCTGATACGGGGAACTTCTCTTGGCGTGTTGGGCGGCGTGGCGGGTCGTATGCGGGCCACATCGCCGGAGCAGTAAACCGAGATGGGTACATCGAAATCCGCATCGACCGCCGACTCTACAAGGCTCATCGACTTGCGTGGTTCTACGTGAATAAGCGGTGGCCCATTGAACACATCGACCATGTCAACGGGAAAACTGGCGACAACCGCATCAGCAATCTGCGCGAGGCAACCAACGCGCAGAACCTGCAAAACAGGCATGGCGCTCAAGCAAATAGCCGATCCGGATTGATTGGCGTGACTTGGCACAAGCAAAACGAAAGGTGGCGAGCGGAAATCGTCGTCAGCGGAACCAAGAAACACCTCGGCTACTTCGAAACGCCAGAACAGGCGCACGCCGCTTACCTGAAAGCGAAGGCCGAACTTCACCCTTTCCAAACCATTGTGGAGGCCGCATGAGCGCCCAACTTTTCACCTCTGACCGACCGTCAAGCAATGCCGAACGCCTCGCCACATGGCGTCATGGCGCAACGCTTGTCGGCTATGAGTTTGTTACTGGCCCGCGATTCATGGCCGACTTCGACCGCGTTTTCGCGCGGGAATACGAGGCCGAGGCAATCGCGGACAGCGCGCCAAGCCTGGAGGATCGCCCGTGAGTGTTTACAAAGCCATCGCCGCCGTGCAGGCGGAACTAGCCCGCGAGGGCATCAGCAAGAACCGGAACAACGCCCAGCAGGGCTACAAGTTCCGAGGCATTGACGACGTATACAACGCCCTTGCGCCGATCCTCGCCAAGCATGGTCTGTGCGTCCTGCCGCGCTGCAAGTCCCGCGAAGTCGTGGAGCGCGTCAACCAAAAGGGAACCGCGCTGTTCTACGTGACCGTCGAAGCCGAATTCGATTTCGTCTGCGCCGAGGACGGCAGCAAGCACACCGTGGGGCCGATGTATGGCGAGGCTATGGACAGCGGCGACAAGGCCACCAACAAGGCCATGAGCGCCGCGTACAAGTACGCCGCTATGCAGGCGTTCGCCATCCCGACCGAAGGCGATAACGACGCGGACGCGACGACGCATGAGGTTCAGCCGATCAAGCGCGAAGGTCAGCCCACAAGCGGCGCGTGGGAAGCCGTGGACAGCGCGACTCAGGCGGGCTTGCTGAAGCTGGCCGCGACGATTGGCGAGTTCATGGAAGCGGGCGATGCCGCAGGCGCGTTCGATTACTTGGAGCGCCAAGGCTTGAACACGGACGAAAAGGCGGCGTTGTGGACGCGCCTTGACAGCAAGACCCGCAGCGCCTTGAAGCGCGTTAACGACGAAAGGAAGAAAGCAGCATGAACACTTGGCACGGTGCAGGCCGCATTGGCGGCGACGCGGTGACGCGACAGACGAAGAACGGCGACAAGGTGACGGGGTTCAGTGTCGCCATTGACGAGCGCCGGGGCGGCGAGAAGACGACGCTGTGGGCGAATTGCTCCATGTGGGGCGAGCGCGGCGAGAAGTTGGCGCAGTACTTGACCAAGGGGACAAGCGTCGCCGTCGCTGGCCCGATTTCGCTGGATGTTTACGAAGGCAAGCCGCAGTTGCGCGTGGATGTGCGCGAGGTGACGTTGCTTGGCAGTCCCGAGAAGTCACAGGGCCGCGCTAACGAGGGCGGTCGAAAGCATGGCGGCGGGCCTGTCCCCCCGCCTTTGCACGATGCTCCGCCGCCCGATCACCCGTTCCCCGACGACGACATCCCGTTTTGATTCCGCAAGTGTCGCGCTAGTAAAGGTCGGCGCAAGCCGTCAGCCCTAACGGGCCGGAACCTTGAAGCGAAGGCGGAAGGAGTCGCGCCGGACTCAGAGCGGCGATTGGTTGGGTCACGCTTATCGCGTGGAACAAATACCCGCGTGGCCCCGGCGATACGGGGCACCTAACACGGCGCAAGCGCGCTGCGAATCCGAGGGAGTGCCGGCCCCTGCGCGTACCGGCAACTAGGAGAACACCGTGAAAGCTAAGAGCAAATCCCCGTGGCGACTTTGGATTCCTGGCGCATACGCCAAGCGCCCGCCATGCCCTGTCCCGCCGCGTGACCGAATGGGAGTGCGCATCAATGGCCGCTGATCTGAGGGAGCGCGTAGCGCGGACGCTGTGCCGAGAGAACGAGGGAACCGACCAAAGCTGGCCGGGCTACCTCACGGCAGCCGACGCCGTGCTAGCCGAGCTTGGGCTGACGCAGGCCGAGTCGGTGGGCGAAGTGGTTCACTGGGGAGACGATGGCGTTTTGCTCTACCGAGGGCGCGACTCGATGCCTCCAGGCACCAAGCTCTACGCCGCCCTGCAGCCGCAGCCCAGCGCGGAGGATGTGGCGCTTGTCGGCGTGGCGATCAAGGAACACGCCGCGAGGTATCCGGGCAGCGCCACGGAAGCCGCATGGCAGCGCATCCGCGCCGACTACGAGCGAATGGGGGTGGTGAAGTGAGTGAGCTTACGAAAGAGCAACGCATCGACATTGCCATGCTGCGCGATCTCGCAAAGGCTCGCGGTCTTGCAGAACACCGCGCCGCATTTGAGCGCATCGCCGCCGCGCTGAACGCGCAGGAAGAGCGATTGCCTCCGACCATGACGCCAGAGGAAGCGCGAGAGTTTCAGCGCTGGGAGGGCATGAACGGCGCTATCGCCTACCAACTCATCGAACGGCACGCCGACGGATGGGCTGACGTTGGCGTGATGATGGATGCGTGGCTTGAGGCGAACGCGCTGAACCAGCAGGCCGGGGTGGTGGAGGACGAGGCGGCCGTCGAGCGGCTTGCGGCGCATCTGTACCGCCGTATCTACGGGAACTTCGCCTTTGCCCATGCGTCAGCGCGCAAGAAGTCAGAGATGCGGGACGAGGCACGCGCCGCCATCGCAGCGGTGAAGGAGAAGGGCCGTGGCTGAGTCGCTGACGAACAAGGAACTGGCCGACGCTATTGACTTTACGCTTGGCGCGATTCATCGCACTGCGCAGACACAAGACCCACGACGCCCGCTACTGGTTAGCCACCTCGCCGCGCTACTGGATGCACAGAAACAGCGCTCGCTGCCCGAGCCGCCGGAGGTGAAGCCGTGAAGCCACTGACGAGGTATGCACTTGAAAGCTACGTGCAGGGACGGCATGAGCGCCACGAAATGACCGCCGACCCGGGCGGGAAGTGGTACGCCAAGGACGAAGCCGACGCCCGCATTCGACACTTCCAAGACGAGGCACTGTGCGCCGAAGAGGCTGCAATGTCGCACGCTAAGCGCATCGCGGAGCTTGAGCCTTCCGCCAAGTGGTTTGGGGAAGTGATGGCAATCCTGCACGGCGACGGCGGGCACTACCTCGCCAAGCATGGGGCAGAGAAAGCAGCGCTGGATGCGGTCGACAAGTACCACGCACTTGTGGCCGAGCGCGAGGCGGCGCGGGCGGATGCTGAGAGGCTGCGGCAGGACGCGGAGCGGCTGGACTATATCGAGCGCACGTTCAGCGGCATGACGAACCGCGAGCGATACCTTCCAGTCACTATGGGGTGGGGCAAGCCGTGCATGGGGCGCACGCTGCGCGAGGCGTGCGACAAGTACATGAAGCGCGACGCCGCCATCGACGCTGCACGGAGAACGGAATGAGCGCCTAAACACTAGCCCCATCCGCCGCGCTAAAGTCCGCCAAGCGTGGCGGGGCCAAGGTCGCCGCGCTGTACGTCATTGACGGGCAGTACGTGACCGCTGCACAGGTTGCGGAACGCATCGGCACTGACAAGCGAGGCGCGGCAAAGCGGATTGCGAGGGTCAAGGCGAAGCCTGGCCCGCTTACTTGGGCGAAGCTGGGGGTTGTATGAACTGGATGCCGATTGAAACAGCCCCGAAAGACGGAACCCGAATTCTTGCGGCCTGTCCGTTTCGGGAAGGATTCGATTTGCTTATCGCTTGGTTTGGCCGCGACTGGAACGCCTTAGATGACGATCCGCCGTTGTGGCTTAGTGGCGACGGTGACGGCTTTTCAGTCGGGTACTACTTTACGCCGTGCAAGCCAACCCACTGGATGCCCCTCCCGCCGCCACCGGACTCTCAGAGAATCGAGGCGTAAAAAAGGCGGGGCAACTGTTCGGAGTTTCCGAATAGTTCGTTCAGGTTTCGCCTCGTTTAAGTTCCGAGAAATCCTAAACGTCGCGTCAGCGGATGCGACCGGCCAAAGCCTCCAGGGCGTACTGCACGGGATAAGGCGCTTCCGCGCTGCGTGCGGTCACCCCCGGCTCTGCGAGGTAGTAGCGCATTACCCGCTCGCTCACGCCGATACGCTGGGCGGCAGCGCGCTGACTCAGGCCGCTGCGCTCCACCAGCGCCCGGAGATACTCCGGGGCTGGGTTGTGCTGGGACGCGTCGGGCTGGTTCATTCTTCGCCAAACACCTGAAAGAGAAGCTCTTCGCGCTCAGCCGCGTCCTCAAATCCATTGATGAGGCTGCGGGCGTGCTCTGGGTCGGTCGCCGCGATGGCCGCAAGCATGATTCCGCCACCGAGCCCACCGGCAGAGCCGACAAGCGCCGCGCCTTCGCATCGCTCAGCGTCATCGAACTCGACACGAACGGACTTTCCACGATTGAACTTTGCGTCGCCACGCAATTCAACGTGCGTGCGGTTCCAGCGAGCAACCCACGCCGGGCCAGCGACTTTTTGAACTGCGGCGGTAACTGCTTCCTGAGTGGTGTTCATGGTCTATCTCCTGTTTCGCCTCGCCGGGGTGGCTGGCATGGGAGTAGACTAAGGCACAATGTGCCTAACTGTCAACACCGGATTGCACGCATTTTCAGAACGCAGCGTTTCAGCGGATGACGCTTTGCGACCGCAGCCGGTCGAGACATTCATGCTCCGCAGCCCTGAGCGCCCGCTCTTCCCTGAGCAAGCCCAAGACCCCAGCGGCCCATGCGGGGCCGTCCTGTAGCCATTGGGAGCGCGTGGCGATGGGCGGGGCGGGAACGGGGCCGGTCTTGCCCTGGTCACATTGAACGATTGGTGGCTCGGGCAGCGTCGGAGAGGGTGTCGCGCACGCGGTCAGGCATAGGGCCGTCGCACTCAGCAGGAACGGGGACAGGTACTTCACGGATACGCTCCACGATCTTTACGGTGTCAGTCTGGATTTCAGCGGACGCGGCCTGCGCGTCGGCGGTTGTTTCGCGGGCAATGTCCAGCGCCTTCACTTCACGGGCGGCGGTCACGCGGTCAACGTCGGCCACCATTTCCGCGATGCGTGTTGCGCAACGCGCATCAGCTTTCCCAGCGCGGCTGAACTGCCATGCGTTAAGGGCGACGGACGCCGTTAGCAGGATTGCTAACACGCCCACGGTGCCGAGTTTGGCAATGAAGCGCTCTACGGCGGTCATGGGATCACTCCGGTGAGGCACCAGCGCACCTCGTCTTGGCGGCGATTGAACAGGCCTTGCAGGAAGCGGAACTCCGGCTGGCCGTTCGGAAGGGTTCGGCCGGTGCGGACGCTCGACCACACCGGGCGGCCGGTGTCGGAGAGGGCGATGCGGTTGCAGCCCAGCTCCCACTGGCCGGCGTTCCAAGCCTTCATGGCCCCGCTTCCGCAGGTATTGGGCGCGCCGACGTTCCAGGCGTGCGAGCTGGCCGCATCGAACACCGGCTGAGGCGGAAGTCGCTTAAAGCACGGGAGTAGCTGGCGCTGTACGCGGATCATGGCCGCCTGCTCCTCGGCGGCGCACTCTTCCGGCGTCCACGTCTCGCCGACGACAATGGGCGTCGTGGTGACGTGGCGCGTCAGGCCCGAGCAGACGGTCGGCAGGCCCCCGGCGAGGCGGTCGGCGTACACCGTGAGATGCAGCCTGCCGCCGCTCTCCCAGCGATCCGTGAGC